GCATCGGTGGTGGCGTCGTCACCTTCGAGCACGGCATTGGCCGTATCGACGGTGGCGAGCGACTGAACTTGCCATTCGTGGTTCACTGCCGTCGCCTTCTCGCGCTCGATGGCGCTCATGAAGGGCGTATCGGTCGGGTCTATTCTGTAGATGACCGGAGTTGTTATCGCGAGCCTGTTTATGACCCGCTTCTGCATGTTTCCATGCAGCCCAGACTATATCATCGCTTTCGCGCCGGGCGCTCGTGGGCGGGTTATTGTTTCCTCACCGCCTAGTCGTTGAACCTTCCGCATCCCTGGGGCTTTCGCCTTACATATGCGGCTTGGCTGCTGATTGTCCTCGGCTCTACCCGTTAGGAGTTTCCAGCAATTCACCCGGTTTTCCGTCGATGCCTGGAACGATGGCACTTAGGGCACAAAATCTCGCTGTTTTGAGGATCGAACCTGATTTCGGGGAACTTCGCGAACGAGTGAACGTGGTGAACATGAAGGACAACCTGCGTACCGCAACAATTGCAAATCGTCCTGTCGTCAACTCCGCATTGCTGGCACTTGTAGCCGCGCAATTTAAGGGCTTCGCTTTTCCATTCTCTGTACTCAATCGAGCCTCGCAGCCGGATATTTTCGGCGGTTTTGCCGCCCTTCCAGTTGCGATTTAGAGCACCGACCTTGCCTCTCATAGAGCGGCTGATGTTGCGTCGGTGCTCTTCGGAAAAGATGCGCCCCGGCTTGAGCCGGTGTCCGCCGTTTTCGTAATCGTGAAGCTTGATCCCGAACTCTTGCAGTCTCTTCCAAACAACCGTTTCACCGACGCCGTGTTTATCGGCAATCTGTCGCATGGAGTGTGACTGGTACTCGGCTTCCAGTTCCTCTCGTGAAGGGAGGAACGTTCGAACCGATCCGCGGGGCCGCATTTTAACACCTAGGCGCTTGAGGCGCTTTCGGATCGTCTCGGCGTCACATCCTAACATTTCGCCGATAGCGGCCGTCGCGTGCGTCTCATAAAGACGCTTCAGATCCTCGTCTGAGATTGATTTACCCACCGTGCCAGCCTCCAAACAAAGGGGGACTGGCTGATAACCTAGCGGTATGCTGCTAGATCGTCAACGAATTAATCCGAAAGATCTTCCCGGTTGCCAATGGCGGCATAAGTCGCCAAAGAGTTGGTTGGGAGAGACATGGTGTTTTGACCCCTATCGTTTGCTGGCGCGCTTGGCTGCGAGCAACGCCGCAGCTGCCTTCACCTGGTTCATCATTCCGCTGGAGCGGTCGAGCTTGCTTTCGAGGTCTTTTAGTTGCGCTTCGCGGTCCTTGCCGGGCTGTGACACCCCGGGACGCTGTACGGGTGGCAAGGGCTTACGGGTGGCTTCGACGAGCGACTTCTTGGCGTCCTGGAAGCGGACGGCATCGAGGATCAGCAGTTGCGTCCGGTGATCACGGAACACCGGCGAAGCCCACAGGCGCTCGATTTCCTCGGGGGAGTAACCACGCTCTTTCAGGAGATTGGTTGCTGCCTCGACGGTCTTGGTGCGCTTGGTGGCGTCCTGCATTTCAGGGGCTTTTTCGAGGAACAGTTCGTCCTGCCGTTTCGCAAAGTGCTCCCACTGGGTGCGAGCCTCCTGCTGCTGGCGGGTTTGGCTGTTCTTCAATTCGGCTTCGACCGCTTGCACCTTCTGCTGGTGGAACTGCCAGCGTGCAAAGCGCGGCCAATCCTCGTTCGCCATACGCTCGACGTCTTCCATCGACTTGATGTCGGCGAACTCGGGATTCTGATGCAGGGACTGCAACAGCTGCGGTAATGCCGTTTCGTACTGGGTACGCGCCTTTTCCATTCGCTCGCGCTCGGCATCGACCGCTTTGCGCTTTTCATCGACCTCGTTTTGACCGCGGCGGAACTCGGTCTCCCGGCCTTTTTCCCGTTCAGCGATACGCTGCTGCGTGTCACGGGGTAGGGCACGAAAGGCGTCTTTTTCTTCCGCAGTCCAAGACCGTGGCGGTTCGATGGGGGGCCCACCTTCTTGCGAAGATCCAGCCGGATCGATGGCCTCAGTCGCGCCGGGGGCCTCTGTCTCCAGGGGGGCGGCGTCATCCGTTTCGGATGATGGGGTGGCGGGTGCTGCCATTCTGGCGCGCGCCGCATCGTTGGTTGCCGACGGGGATGGTTCTTCCTTCGGCTTGCGCGCCGCGCGCACGGCATCGGCGGCCTGGCGCAGCGAAATGCGCTCCGGCGTGCTTGATGGTGCGGTTATTTCTGCCGGCTGTGAGGCAGGCGGCGGCGTTGCCTCGGCGGGTGCCGAGACGGAAGCGATCTGGTCGGTCATGAAACCTCGTTAGGAGTCTAGGCGCTGTTGCGCTTCGAGTTGGCGCTTGGCCAGTTTGCCTGTCTCTACGGCCTGCTCCAGCTTGCCCACGATGTCATCGATGGCCCGCAAGCGCTGAAAGGCGAACTCGCGCCCGTCCGTGTCTTCAACGCGGGAATTGAGCAGGGTTCTCAGGTACTCGTCTTTCACCGCCGCAACCGCGGCCTGGAATACGATGGAGCGCAGCAGGGTTTCGGACTGGGCGGCCTGCGCCGTCTCGCGGATCAACTGGTTTTCGTTAATTGGCACGCTGGCCTTCCTTCTCGCGCATGGCCATCTCGCGTTCGTGGCTGATCTGGTCGGCTACGTTCTTCAGGCGCATCTGCTGCACCTTGATCTCGTGCGTCTCGCGCTGCTCCTGCATCTTCATCTGATGCATTTCGCGGGACATCAGCAATTCGGCCTCGATCTTGGTAAGGTCCGCTTGTAGTTTCTTGTCGGTTGCGGCGATGTCGGCCTGCGCCTGCATTTTCTCCACCTCGAGCTGGCCCTGGATCTTGATCATATCCGGGTCGGGCTTGGGTGGGGGCGGCGGGGAGGTCGACGGATCGGTGAAGTAGTAAGCTGGGTCTTTCTTGCCCGTCAGCTTGGTCAGTTCTTTGGCCGTGTTCCACAGGTTGGACGGGCTGACCATGTTGGTGAGGCCGGCCAGCATGAGCTTTTCCTGGTAGGCGGCGACGGTCTGCACAGCCACCATCTGCTCCTGCTTCGATCCCGTGCCCAGTCCGACGGTTGCGGTCAAATCCTTGCGGGTTTTCCAGTTGCGCGGGTCGACCGTCACCCACTTGTTGGACAGTTCAACCGTATCGGCCTGGCTGGCGTTCTTGCGGATGGTCCCGTGCAGCAGCCAGAACAGATCCTTGATGCCGGTTTCGGCGAAGATGCGGGCAATCAGCCTCAAACGGGCTTTGGCGGCGTTGTGTAGCTGCTGGGCGGCGGTGGCCGACTGGTTGTTGAGGGCATTAGCATCCAGCCCTGAGCCCTGCTTGGTGACGCCGGTGCGCCATTCGCGCTGTGCGTCGTGGTATTCGAGCAAGGGGAAGACATCATTGCCTACCCCTGGGTGCTCGATCATGTTGATGCCGCCCACCGTCTTGGTGCGGACGATCCCACCCGGCCGACGGACGAGCAAATCATCCAAGGTGGTCGATGAGGCGTTGGCTTCCGCCACCTCGGTGATCGGATTGACCGCCAGATAGGCATTATCAAGCATGGCGCGCAGCAGCGCCGTCTTGATGCGCTGAATTTCCATGACGAGATCAGCGACCGACTTACCCGTAAACCGATGCGTGATGATTACCGGGGTAATGGCGGCAAACGGGATCATGTCGATGGGTGTGACAGCTGGCTGGCCGTCGTGGGTCAGCACCTTGGAGGCCTCGCCCCCTGTCGTCACGCGATAGAGCCGCGCGCCGGACCCGTCGTAATCCATCTTGACGTAATGTTCAGTCACGCGGATGGCGCGCATCGCCTTGTTCAGCGATTCATCGCCGCGGGTTTCGGCGCCTTCCTCAACGGTATCGCGGGCTGATGCCTCGATGGTCTGGCTGTCGCCGAAGGTTGGAAGATCGCGGATCTGATCTGGGTCGTAACCTTCGTCGATCAAGTCCTGCTGGGTGCGGGAGACCTCATGGAAGCAGTAATTGCAATCCCGCAGCGATCTGGCGCGGCGTGAAATGCCGAACTCTTCCGGTGGAACAGGCTCGACCTTGGCGCAGCCGTAGGTGGATTTCTCGACCACCGTGAAATCATGCAACCCCTCATGCTCGGAGTGCTCGACGATCTCGACGCCTGGATCGGACATGACCAGGGCGTAGACGTCTTCCGGCTGATCGAGGTAGGTGTCGCGCTCTTCGCTCTCTTCCTCGTCCCAGTGTACCTTGACGATGCCGACCTTGGACAGCAGCGCGTCCTTCATGAACGAGTAGAGCACCAGGAAGCCTGGGTTCTTCTGCATGAAGACGTGGTTGACGTACTCGGTTTCCTGTTCCGCTGCCGGGACGTCCTCGGGGCCGACGGCGTTGAACTTCACCACCTCTTCACCGGAGGCAAAGATCTCAACGAGGTCCGGCATCATGCTTTCGATGGTGTCGTAGACGTCCAGCGACACGGCCTTGGACCGCCCTTCCAATGAAGGCATGTCGGTCTTCATGTCGCCGTTGTAGTAGTTGAGCGCTTGCTCGCGATCGCTGGACAGCGCCGAGGCCGTACCGGACGCCAATGCATCAGCCTTCTGCGCTTCGAGGACGGCGCCGAGCTCCTTCTCGGTCATCTTGGCCATTAGGCGACGCCGCTTGCAGGGTACGTGAGCTTGCGATTGAAGTTCGATGCGCCAACCGGCTCAGCGAACGTCAGCGCAACAGCGTCCCATTCGTCGGGCGAGGGTATTCCCCGGGCCATCATGTGGTCTTTGCTTTCCAGTTGCAGCCGCGTGAGGCTGTCCCACTTGTAAGATGGCCCGCAGGCATCAGCCTGCAGACTGTCGAGGTCAGGGATTTGCACACCGGCCGGCTCTTCCAGCCATTCCTTGGACTTCATCCACATCTCAGCGCGCCGGTTGAGCGGCCCGCCTTTTTGCTTGCCGCCTTCGTCTTGCGGCTGCGGCTCTAAGGGCTGTGAACCGAAGTTAATGGCGCGCACGACGTCGGAATATCCCATCTCGCATAGCCGGTCGTAGACGCCCGCGCCCACACCGCCGACGTCAATGAACATGCGCACCGGCTGCTCGCTGTCGATGACCTGTTTGGCCCAGCCGGCCGCCTGCATGGTGTCGAGATTACGCTTGCTCTCGATGCTGATCAGCCGGCGGCCACGTCGGCGCGCCATCGAATGGCGCGCTCCACCTGTCCACGCTGGATCAAAGCCAATGACCAGCGGACCCGACTCAACGGCTTTGGTCTTGCGCGCCTTGGCAATGAGATGGCCCGGGATAAACGCATCGTGCCCGGTCATCTGGAACGCTTCGGCCGCCGTCGCTGGGTATTCCTGCTTGAACAGCATGGGGTCGCGTAGCTCGGCGATCTTGCCGCGGCGCCACACCAGGTGTTCGTGTCTCAGCCCGTACATCTCGGCGTAGGTTCGCTCTTCCTCATCAGGCTGGAAGCCCTCTGGAACCTGGCGGACGTATTCCTCCTGCCAGAACCACGGGATGAAGATGGGAACGAACTCACTGGCACCAGTCTCGGCGTCTCGCCACATTTTGTGGAAGTAGTTAGCTACGCCGTTGGCGGTGCTTTCGAGAATGATCTCCGTACCCGGTTGCTCGGATACGGCCTGCAGCACACCGGACGCATGCGTTTCGGCGTGCGCCCAGAATGCCACCTCGGAACCATGGAACAGCTGGATAGTCGACGAGCGGCCGACGCCCTTGGTGCCGGCCGTGCCGACCTTGTATCCGCTGTCGAGGCGGTCGAATGACAGTTCCTTGGCGTTCTCGAAGCGCGTGGATGGCTTCAGGATCTCCGGCACGTTCTGATGATAGCGCTGGACGATCTCAAACAGGTTCTGCGTGGCGCTGTCTTCGTGTGTGAGAATGAAGACGCGGGTGCCCTTGGAGTGGGCAACACGGTGGTAGAAGCGGGCTCCGACGTAGGTGGAGCACCCTTGCTGGCGCCCCTTGAGCACCATGGCGCGCACCTTACCGGTCTTGGCGCGCTGCTCTTCCAGTTTGGCGTGTAGGTATTGCTGGGCGCGATTGAACTCAAAGGGGGCTAGTCCGCCGCCCTTCTTAGTTCGGATCACCAGACAGGCCCTGGCATACGTCTCCAGGTCCGTCATCAGCTCCGTCAGAAACGCCTCGTCTTGCGCGTTCACGTATCCGCTCTAATTGGTCCTCGAAAGTCAGCGTGCCGCTCATCTCGACCGCCTGCGTCGGCTTGCCATAGCCGCGGTCCAAGAGAGCCTGGGCTGCTGCCACGGAGGCTTTGGGGTTATCGCTCAGCATCCACTCAGCGAGACGCTTGATGGCGTCCTTGGAATGCTCTTGTGCTAACTGGCGGATTTCATCGAGCGCTTTGGAGCGCCCGCCCGGGTTGCCGCTCACGCCTTTGGGAAATGGTTTGCCGATGCTCATGCTCAGTAACTGCTGTTCTCAGCGCGGTTTATTGGCGCGCTGGCGCTCGATGAAATCCTGGTTGTATTGGTCAACCTCGGCTTTTTGCTCAGCGTTAAGCGAGCCGTAGATGCCACCACCAATGCCTGCGCCCCAGCCTTGCGGTGCGCCATCTGCGAGACCGGCCCCGAGGTCTCCCAGAGCTTTCCAGCCCTTGCTGTAGTCATCGGTCATTTCAGGTCCTTAGTCAGGGTTGCAGGCCCCGCGAGGGTGTCTTGGGCGCAAGCTTCGAACAGTGCTGCCGTGAGGCAGTCCCCGCGACTGCGCGCGTACGCCGATGCGGCCATCAGCGCTCCGTAGGCGTTGGTAACGGCCTTCAGCAGCGCCTCTATGGAAAGATTGCGCCCCCTAACGACAGCCGTGTCTGAGCACCAATCAATTCTCCACTTTAAGCGCATAGCCGCCCTGACCTCGTCGGGATCGACAAGTGTCTCGTCGCCGGCCATGTGCAGCTTGGGGCAGACCAAAGGCAGCTCCCAGGCCGCAAGCTGCTCTAACTCGCTGCGCAAAATGCCCTCAAGCAAGCCTATCTCGTCCGCCGCGGCTGCTATCGGCACCAAGCGGCTCCGCTCGTGCTCCGCCGCCGCAAGTTCCGTCTCTTCGAGTTTGCGCAAACGGTCCTCGTGAGAGCCGTCGCCACTCATCGCCAAGTCGAGTAGGGCAATGAGTCCATCAGCGCCGCTAAGCCCCATGCTCTCGAAGGCGTCATCCACGTATTCTTTTTCGTCCGCAGTTAAGCGGCGGTTCCACTGTTTTGTCCGGCTCATTCCAGTGCTATGGTGTTGTATCGCCTAAGCGATTGATTGCGTGTTCTATTTCTGTTTCACGTCACGTTCAAGCTGCTCAATGCGGCTCAAGAGTGCGTGAGACACGACCAGTAGCGTCTCCAACGTCATGCCGAGTTTCGACGCTGGTACCGACTTCGCATTCATCATCGCGCCCGGCCGGATACCGGCCCGCTCCAACAAAATATCCAACTCGTGTTGGTAGGATGCACGCCTTGCTTCATCGGCGGCTTTGTTCGCAGATGTGCCGAACAACTGATCTAAAATTCCCATCGAGATGTCCTTTTTGGAAGCGAAGATAGCTTCGCTATACGCGGGCCATCAGATCCGCTTGTGGCTGTTGGCATAATGCCTTTAGCCCATCTGGCACGTGGCTCTATCGGTTACGCGAGACTTCCCCGGTGGCACTGCGGCCAACATCTCGTGCATATCTTGTGGACTGATTTGCGCCACAATGCAATGCTTCGCCCGTCTTTCTTGACGTTTTCTCGTCGGGTGTGGCCGGTTCTAGGTTGTGGATAGAAACTAGTGTTAGTGCCGAGCGGTTGAACATTTCGGTCAGCAGGCAAACTTTGACGCCTTCGACCGAGCCGACTTTCGCCAATTGCCCGGCTAGTGCCCCCTTCTTCACCCGCACCACGTCCCCGACTTTCACAGAATGTCTCACGGTTGACGCCTCGCTGATCAGCTTCAGTTGCTCCAGGCCCCACTTCATAGCCTCTTCGGTGATCTTTCCACCGCCTACCGTGACGATGCTGCGAACGCACCTGTCCCCGTTGGCAAATTCCATTTCAAAGACGCGCCGGCGCTCCCGCCAATCGTCGGGGAGAAAGACGAAAATGTAGCCCGTCCAGCCCGGGACGAACTCGCTCAGCCGCTTCCGGCCCCCGTGCCCATCGCTGACACGAATTACCCGTTTTACCAGCGGGACGTTCACCAATACGCCACGTTCACCGAGCCGTTGAGCTGCGGCGCGTTCTTTGTTCGGGGCGACTGAGAAGGCGAACCAGAAGTTCACTTAAGCGTCCTGCTTTTCTCTGGTGTCGATCGGGGCTTCACCTGTGTCGAGTGCCGTTAGGCCGTGCGTCATGTCGTGGTTTGGCACCCAGAAGTGCTGGCTGACTGGTTTCTTGCGGTCTTCCGGCGGCTTGAACGCCACCCGGCAGTGGTGGGCGCAGTACGGTAATCCCGGTTCCTTCACCCCGTTGCAGAAGTGGAAATCGGGCTTCTGCGGATCGCCGATGGGCCATCTGCACTGGGCGTCCTGCAGGCCAGCTATGCCCCGGCGCTCTTTCAGCGGAACTTCGATTTCAGGGGTGGGGACGAACGGTTCGGCCGTGAACAGACGCGAGGATTTGCGCTGCGGGTTTGGGTTGGCATAGGCGAGCTTTGGCCGCTGGCTACGCGGCTTGGCGCGCGATGGCATCTTGCGGCCGTAGTGGCGGCCGGCGAGCCCCATACGATGCAGCTTGCCGATCACCGCGTTGCGGCTCACACCGAGCCTGGCACCGACCTCGCTGGCGCTCAAGCCCTCACTCCATAGCTTGGTGAGCTTCTCGACACGTTCGTCATCCCACGTGCTGTTGACGCCGTTGTAGCCGGTGGGGTTGTTGTTGGGTTTCATGCCAATTTCTCCTGCAGAACGATGGCACGCTCGAACTTGGGACCAAGGCCGCTGCCGCTGTTGCGCCGAAAACCCTCGATGAGATCCAACCCACGCCCGCGCCTGTTACTCGGATCCGCCGTAACGAAATCGTCGAGCATCAGGTCGTCGCAGGGCTTGCCGGAGCGCGTGCGCCCGAGCTTGATTTGCCAAGCCATGTGGAACAGCGGGCGACACCAGCCGTCGCGTAGGCTTTCCTGCCCCAAGGGAGACCGCTTGAGCCACTCGCGCGCCCACGCCTGGGCTGCCTCCTTCTCGATGCGCAAGCCCTCTTGGAATGCCTCTAGCGTGCCGGGCGTGAGCTTGGTTCTGGGCTTGGCTTCCGCAGCTTTGCGCTCAGCGATGATGCGCTCGAAAACGTCGTGGATGTCGCCCACCGTCGGCATGGTCGAGAACTTGCGGTGCAGCACGATCCAGCGCACTACCGCCTGCAGAAGTTCGACGGGATGGTGCTTGAACGCCTCCACCATGTCGCGCCGCGCAACCTCGATGTCGCGATCGCTTTTGTCCTTGTGGTTGAACCGTTCTTCCAGTGGGTCGATGAGATTCAAAAATACGTCAGCCATTGGCTTTACCCTCCTCAACCCAACCGTTTTCCTTGCGGATTTTGTCTCGCTGCGCTTGCAGCGTGGCGCGCCGCTCATCGGCGGCCTTGTCGCGCTTGGCGCTCGGGGCCGGGCTGACATCAGGAAGCCCGGCAAGTCGCGTGGCCTTGGCCTGCGCAACTGCGTTGGTGAAGAACCGCCACGTGTTTATGCGGCGGCCGTGGTTCTTTGCGCCTACAGCGCGCAGAGCCGGCAGGATGTCGAGATCGAGGTCGCAACCTTCCCGCATCCACATCTTCGGCTCGATCATCGCCAAGAGGCCTTGGCAATTGACCGGGTTGTCTAGGGCACCATTGCAGGCTTCTAGAAGTTGCTTCTCCAATTCGCGATCGTCGATCTGCTGAGAATATGTAGGATTGTTCCCTTGTTCCTTTGTTCCTTTGTTATCCTTATATATGTTGCCCTCTGCTTGCCCTCTGCTTGCCCCTTGCGTGCCCTCGGCTTGCCCTTTTGCTTGCCCTTTCAGTCTTTCCGCAAGCTGATAAACCGAGTATTTGCAAACTGTTAAGACGGAGGCTTGCTTGCCCTTTTGCTTGCCCCTCTGATGCCCGTTCAGAACATCGTCCGAACCCGGATGAATTCCAGGGGTAAACCGTTCAATCATGCCCTCTTCCTCGAGCCTATCGAGAAAGCCGCGAACGGTTTTTGGAGTCCAATTCCAACGGTTTGCCAGCCAGGAAACGGCGCCCAATAGCTGGCCTGGTCGCAATTCCATCTTGCGGCCCCCGTTGTTCACGGTGCCGGCCGCATAGCGGCATTCCATGATGAGATCGATCCACGCCTCGGATCGCGAGAATGAGCCGCGGTCCTCGTCAACAGCCATGACTGGTTGGCCAAAGCCTACCAGCCAGTGGTCCCGCATTGCCCTGGCGATTGCGATCCACCCGTCTTTGTCGAGCGCAACGTCGCTCTCTGACGGAGGCCTGTTGTGGCCTATGCCGGCGGTCATTGGGTGCCGCCTTGGGCCTGTGGGCTACCTGTGGATGATCGGTTGACTTTCTGGCGATTGTGTATATGCTTCGTCATTGCAAATGGTCCCTTGTATCGCGTTATCCGATCCAGCTCTTGCAGGAGCCCGATCGAACATCCCCAAATATCGAGCCTGGCTTTCCCCTAAGCCGGGCTCTTTCATTTTCAGCATCCGCTTCCTCGCGGCAGCACCGCGCTTGGCGCCAGCGGAATACGCCTTCAACTTTTCCTCACGGCTACGCATGAACTGAAGTTCCCGTTCGCACCCTTTTGGGCAGATCGAAGGGTATTTCTTCCTCCACGTTCCCGCTCGGGATCACGGAAAGCTTCGGCAGCCTCTTTGGCACCACGTAGCAAACCACCCGTTTCTTGCCCTTGCGGACCTTGGGGCACTTGAGACCCAGATGGCGCAGCAACGTCCGCTCCGAGATCTCAACGAGCCCGTCCCGCCAAGCCGCCTCCGGGTAGTAGGAAAGCCAAGTGACGTGCGACTGCACCCCGGTCTTTCCAGCTGCGTGCATCATGTCGATCAGGGACTCCACGTGCTTGGCAGGTGGGGCCTCATTGGCGGGCGGCGGGGTCCACTCTTCCAGGACAGGGACACGTGGCGCCACATCTGGCTGGACGTGGTTGGAACGTGGCGTGACACGTCTCGCTAGTGCCCGGAACGTGGCCAGGAGCCTCATGCGCCCTCCTTGGGTGACGCCGCTGCGCGGCTACGCTGCGCGTGCGTGTCGAGCTTGCGTTCATGGCGTGCCAACAGCGCACCGATGCGATCAGCAGACCTTGTTGGAGAGCGTGTCTTGCCGATGTGCCAGCACTTGCACTGCTTGCAAAGGTAGACGTTCATCCCGACGTTGAGCGCCTTGCGGGCTTCGACGGCGGCGCCTTGGCGGGTCGCGTGCCGCGTCTTGTTTCCGCACATGCGGTCGCGCTTAGGCATCGCCCGCCCCCTCCATCGCCGTAGGCGATAGGCGAAGGCCTCGATAGGCCGAGCCGTCATCCATAATCACCCGCGCATGCCGACCCGTAGGCCTAGCTTTTATGCGGGCGAATATCTGAACCAGGACTGATTTGGCGTTGGTGTTCATGACGCTTTACTCAGCCGGTGTAGCCGGGAGATCCGCGTCGCCTTTCAGGTAGTTTTCGAACTGACGCGCCGCAGCGACGACGATTTCGGGCGACGTCGTGGAAGGCCCTGCGATGCAAACCGCATGAGCGAGAGCGATTTCTTTGATCGGGTCCATAGCTGTCTGTCCTGGTTGAAAGATGCGCCGGTACGCGGGACAAGGACCGGCAGGTTTCCCTGTAAGGGCAGGGTACGCAGGCTAGGGACGACTCGGCTTTGAAGAGTCCCGCGAACAACCCGGTGATCACTCCGGGTCAAGCAGCCAGCGCCTCTAAGTGTCTTCGCGGCCCGCTGCACGGACAGGCTGGACACGGCAACGCCTGGTTCACGGAACTCATCGAAACCGAGGGATCGCCGGGTGGGATGCCGATGAACCATCCCACCCGGCTCCAGCCCCGCGCGGGGAGCTGCGGTCAACCCGCGCGAAGAGGGTTACTTGAGCGGCTTGGCCGCTGGCGCATCGAAGGTCGGAATGATCGGATCCGATCCGCCGAACCGATAGACGATGCCGAGACGGGCTGAATGCACCGTCGCCTCATCGTCCCAGTCGGTTTCAAGATCGAGGTGCTGGTATTCGAGGCGGGCAAAGAAATTGCGCCCCAGGTCGACCTCAGCACCGCCACCAAGGACGATGCCGGTCAGGTCGATAGAGCCGAGATAATCGGCTTCTGCCTCAAGGTCGGTATAGCCAACTAGGCCATAGAGAAGCGTGTTGGTGACGACGATGCCGGCACGTCCACCGGCAGCCCAGCCCTTGGCGTCAACATCAATGCCTGACCAGTCGAAGGTGCGGGTGCCGTACTCGCCCCAGGCACCGACAACGAAGCGGTCCACCTGCAGATCGCAGCCGGCAACGCCGGCAATGCCGTAGCCTTCTGCACCAAACGTGTCTTCGACGGTGGCGGCATTGTAGGAGCCGACAGCGCCGACATGGCACCCGGTGTAAGGGCCGGCTTCAGCACTGGAAATGAGCGGCGTAGCGGCGAGGGCGCCGATGGCCGGGATGACGCCGAGCGCGAGGGCGCCGGCAAGGTAGAGTGTGCGTTGCATAACGCGTTATCCTCTTGTTTCCCCTAGGATGAGACGCAGTTACGCAACGAAACTCAGGCCGTGTCTCAGGCCACTTTCTCGAAAAAGTCGGGACGCAGTTTGTGGCGCTCAACGCCGGTGACGCGCTCGACGTCAACCACGCGCTTGATGGGAACCTTGCCCGCCTTGGCCCAAT